GGTCATGAGGCCAGAATAGCGGCATTGCGCAGATCAGGGCGCGGGCAATTCCGGGACGTTTGCAGACGCCCAGGGAACGCCGCCGGCAAGGCTGGGCGAAATCTGCTCCTGAATCTGAGCAAGCAGATTTGCCTCAATGGCCTGAACCTCAGCGGCCCCGAGCGCATCCTGAACCCACCCCAGGCAGATGGCCTCGGTCAGGTCCGGATAGGGAATGAATGATGCCGGCGGGCCGGGCGGCACGACAGTTTCGCCGCCCCTTCTGGCCGCGATGTCGCCGTCGACGGCCTCGGCAAGCCACCACACGATTTCGACCATGCCGTCGCTTGTGCGGCGGGTCATGTCGACGACTTTCCAGGTGACCACGGCGGGCATTACGCGAAGGATCCTGTGGTGCCAGCGATCTGGCGAACGGTGTAGAAGCTGCCGGCCTGTGGTGTCACGGTGCCTGCGCTGTTGGTTACTTGCAGCTTGAAGGTGGTGGCGAGGTTGGTAATGACCGTCACCTTGAACTCATAGGCCATGAAAGCGTTGTTGCTGATCGAGCCTGTGGCGCCGAACGCGGCGGTGGTAGCACCCCTTGAGCCGGCATAAAGGGTCGTTGGCGCACCCGCCGCAATACCCGTGATCGGGCCAGCCCGGAGCAGCGCGGTGATCAGCGTCGGGGCGCTAGACGCGGTCAGCGTCCAGGTCAGCGTGCCGGCTGTGTTTTTCTGCAGGTACGCCAGGATCTCAATCTCGTAGACGCTGCTGGCTGCGAGGTTGATCGCGCTGGCGGTGCCAAAGTAGTCACCAATCGCTGGGCCAATGTTGGTGCCGTTGGCAGTAAGGCGGAATGTCTGCCGGGCAGGAACCTGCCCGCGCCCGCTGACCGTTGTGGGCGTGAAGTAGAAGTGCGTGCCGTCGTACTCGACCGCGCCAGCGATAGGCGTAGTGAGGTTTGTGCCGGCCTCAAAATCCAAAGGTGCAGCCGTTGTTGTTCCAGCTCTCAGTCGAACAGTCTTGCCAAACGTGGCATCGGTGGCACCGAGCGTCAGCGCGTCAGTTGCCTCGCCGTTGTAGGAGAAGCGAATGTCGTGTGCCGTCGTAGTGCCGATTCCAAGCGGACCACTGGTAGCTGTGACGTAGACAGCGTTCGGTTGGTTAAAGATACCCGTGCCCGAATAGGTCGAGCTGTTGATGCCAAAGTTGCCGTAGTTGGCGCTATCAGTAGACGCATCGTTGCAAACAACGAAATCGCACGAGGCGTTCGTGTTGTTGCTTGTGTTCTGCAGCAAAACCTGGAAATACTGCGTCTCGGCTGACTCAAAGACAGCACCAATGCGGGCGCCGGTGAAGCTCAGTGCGCCGACACTGATGACGCCTTTGTCGGTGGCACCCGCGGCGACTGCATTGATCGCATCGACCGCGCCAGTCGTCAGAACATCAGTCGTGCTGTTGAAGCTTAGGTTGACGTCAGCACCGAACGCGCCGCTGTTGTTGAACTGGACTTGACCGTTGCTGCCGGCCGGTGTTCCGCCGCTGCCGCCGATCTGCACCATCGTGCCGGCGGCATTCTTGATGTAAAGATTGCCGTTCGTGCTGTCCCACGCAGGCTCGCCCTCGACAAAAGAGCCTGCCGTGGGAACACCACTGCCGCGACGCAGGCGAATCGTATTAGGCATCAGAACGTACCGCCATCAACGGTGGAGCCGTCAGATAGCAGCGTACCGCTGGTTGGCAGGGTCACGCTGGTGGCCGCAGTCACTGTCAGCGTCGTGGCGAATGCACCGCTCAAGGTCAGTGCGCCCGCCGTCAAGATGTTGCCGCCCAGCGTAATGGTGCTGCTGTTGCTGACACCGGTTCCGCCGTTGGCCGCAGCCAGCGTGCCGGCCAACGTGATCGCGCCACCGCTGGGCGTGTTCGGCGTCAGGCCGGTAGTGCCAGCCGAGAAGCTGGTGACGCCACCACCTGCGCTGCTGAACTGGTTGAACGTCAGCGCAGTGCCGCTCGCGCCGCCGATCGTGATCGGGTTGTTTGTCGCCAGTACCCAGCCACTGTCCTGGTTGACAGTCCCTTCCTCGACGAACATGAACGCGCCGGCGGTCACCTCGGCGTCAGTATCAAAGTCAGTGGCCCGGTCCCAGACACCGTTCGCGCCGGTGCCTAGGGTGCTCACCACCCAGATACCGTTCTGCGCACCGGTGGTCTGGTTCTTGAGCAGGATGCGGTCGTTCGCAGCAAGTGTCACGCCATCCAGCGTGTTGGGAGCTGCAGTGATCTGGCCGCGGGTACTGGTGCCGCCGGTCGCGCTGTAGGTGACGGTGACGTTGGCCGTGCTCGCTGCACGCACCGACTGCTTCACATCGAGGCCGCTGCGTGCGGCATCCACGTACCCCTTATTGGCCGCATCGCTATCGAGGGTCGGGGTCGCCAGGTTCGTGATCTTGAAGTTGCCCAGCGAGACGTCCGCTGTGGCGGTGCCAACCGAGGACAGCGTCGGGTTGGCGTGGACGTGATCGGCCCGGGCGTAACGGGTCGAGGTGCCAACGGCAGCGCTGCCAAGGGCGGCCGGAGTGGCAGCCGCCGCCTGGCCCAGCACGAACGCCGTGGTAGCGATCTGCGTGGTGTTGGTGTCGACCGCTGCAGTCGGAGCGGCAGGGGTGCCCGTAAACGTCGGCGATGCCAGCGCAGCCCGGCTGGTATCGGTGGGGTGAACGTGATCAGCGCGGGCGTACAGGTTGCTGGTGCCGGCAGCCTGCGTGCCGTTCATCGCAATGGTGCCGGCCGTGCTGTTGCCTTGGCCGAGCACAAACGCCGTGGTAGCGAGGCGGGTGCTGTTGTCGTTGACGGTTTGAGTGACACCGACAGCGCTGCTGGCGCCAGTGCCGCTCAGGGTGACAACGCCGCTCAGCGTCTTGTTCCCGGTGATCGTCTGCGTGGTGCCGAGCGTGGTGAATGCACCAGGGCCGGCGATCGACAGGATCGAGCTTGCGGATCCGCCTGCACCGCCAGTGCCGACGCCGTAGTAGAGAACCGAGTCCTGCTCGTTGAATGCGAGCTCGGCATTCTCGAGGCTTGTAGGGGCGCCAGCGGCACCACCAGCAAGGCGGCGCTTGATCCTGATGGTGTTCGGCATGGCTTAGAAATTGCCCCCGTCTGTCAGTGTGATTTTAGTGGTTGCGTTATCAGCCCGAAACTGAGACGAAGCGGCGTCATAGTAGACAACGCTGCCGTCGACCTTCGTTGTGGCATCGACGTCGGATAGGCCAGCCAGCGTGCCGCTGCCACCACCGCTTCCGGTCACGTAGAGCAGGGCATTCCATGCAGTCGTTCCGTCGCCAATCTTCAAGCGCCGAGTATCACTCTCAAAGCCGGCCTCGCCGGCCCGCAGCACCGGATTTGCGGCAGTCCAGTTCGCCGCTGTGTCACGCCGAAGCTGGATGTATTGCCGCGTCATCAGCTCGCTCCGCCGCCATCAACCACGTTAGTGCCGTCGCCATCTTCCATATCCACCCAGTTGGTGCCGTCGTAAACCAGGCGGTCGCCGAACTGCGGGTTGCGGATGTCGACGTCGGAGAGATCGGCGATGCCGAATGCCCTCGGCTGGCCACCGGGCGCAGTTGCTTCTGGCGCAAGCTTCGTCAGCATCAGCTCGGTCATGGCGCCGTCGTCAATCTTCATGGCCTCGCGGACCTGATAGTTCACGCCATCGACCGTGATCCCATCGCCGTACAGCAGGCCGCCGAAGTCGGCCGTTCGAACTGTCAGCCTGTAGTCCGTGGTCAGCACCATGCCGTCCGCCACGACCTGACTTGGCATGTCAAGAATCCCCATGCCAGAAACGGCGCCACTGGTGACAGTGACGCCGAAGTCGGACAGGAACAGTGACAGGTCTTCGGTGATCATGCCCGCGCCTCAGGATGGTGGGCCCTGCCGCAGCTAGGGCCCCGGCTTCATCAGCCGTACTTCTTCACGCCGACAGCGTTCACCGAGAAGGTGAAGCTGGGGGTGGAGCCGCCGATGGTGTAGGTCACACGCACATAGCGCTTGGCCTCATCCTTGCTGATCACCAGTTTCTGCTGCGAAGCAGTGGTGGTCACCTGGGTGAACGCAGCACCGGTGATCGCGGTGTAGCCAGAACCCAGAGCATCGGAATGCTCAACGGTCACAGCCAGCGTCGGCGTGGTGCCGGTGCCGGCGGCGCTGTCGAGCACCAGCACGAGGTCGCCGTCGTAGGCCTGCACGTCGACACCGGTAGCGCTACCGGTAGCAGTGCGAGCGGCAGTGGCGTGAAGGTTGACAAGATCGAGCTTGTCGAGAGCTTGGCGAAGAATGGCCATGGTTCAAGCCTCCTCAGAGGATGTGGTGGTGGACTTGCGGCCTCGCTTCGGGGCCTCGGGTTCGGGTTCAGGCTCGGGCTCAGGGGCGAGACGAGCCTTGTTCATGCCAATCAGAAGATTGGCGTCGGCCACGCTGATCTCAACGAAGGAGCCAGCCAAGACTGACTCCCCCGAGATCATGACCGAGCGCAGAATCTCGATCTTCATGACGATCAGGTGCCGAAGCAGAAGGCACCAGGCTGCTTGACAGCGAAGTCAACGTCCTGCAGGGCGATGATCCGCACAGTGCCAGCGGTGGAGCCGGCGTAGGGATCCACGGTCAGATCCAGGCCAGACCACATGCCAACCACGAACTGGCTGAAGTCACCGAACAGGCAGTCATTGTTCTGCAGCTGGTTCGACACGATCACCGGGTAGCCGTTGATCTGGTCGTTCTCGTACACGAACTGAGCGGTCGAGGTGGCCGACTTCTCAGTGCTCTTCAGGGCGCCACGAGCAGCAGCGTTAACGATGTACCGCAGAGCGCCGGCATCAGCGTTGGCGGTTGCCACATCGGTTTCCATGCCGATGTACTCGGCGAAGGTGCCGTAGGTGGTGATGGCCTGGCTGCCAATGCCGGTGGTATTGGTCAGACCCAGGGGCTGGTTGGAGCTGCCGGTGCCGTAGATGGCAGCGCGATCAAGCTCGAGAGCGATCACACGAGCCAGGTCGCTGCGGATCATGCCCTCGACGTCAATCGAAGACTGGAGCAGCAGGCGGCGGCTGTAGTCAACGAATGCACCCACCGTCTTGGGGGTCATGTTGACCTGATCGATTGCCTGCTGGCTCTCGGTGGGGCTGCTGCCCTCGCCAACCCAGTAAGCAGTCGCAGCCGAGCTCTGGCGGGGGATGCTGATGTTGCCCTGCAGGCCAGACAGCATCGTCACGCCGGCCTGCATCATCGCCATGCGATTGCGCAGCAGGTCGATGAAGCTGCCGCTCAGCAGTTCAGCGGAGACTAGGTTGCCGCCGGCGGTGGAGGTGCCCACCACGAGGTCACGACGCAGCACTTCGTTGGGGATCACGATCCCGTTGGAAGAGCGCTCGTACTTCTTGGCTGCAGCCTCGCCGACTTCGATCTCGAAGCCAGCCTGCTCGCGAGCTTTGCGGTCGCCAGGGTTAGCGAGATAGTTCAGAGCACGGATGAAGGAGAACTCGCGAGTTTCCTTCTCGGTGAGACCAAGATCGTTGGCCTTCTCATCGGCGATGCGGTGTTCCACTTTGGAGCTGCGGGTGTCGAGTTTGTCGAGGACAGCGGCGCGAGCCTCGTCCACGGAACGGCCGCCGTCGATCAGCTCACGAGCCAGATCTTGGAGACCATGCTTTTCGCCAAGGGCGTTGATGGTGGCGATACGGCTGCGCTCGGCCTCAGCGGCCTTGGACCGGATCACCTCCACGTCAGGGGTGGTGTTTTCCATTTGGAGAACCTTCGGTTCTGGGGTTGGTGATGCGGCGGGGGCCGCGGAGTCAGTCGCAAGCGACCGGCCTACACCCACAGTGGGGTCTGCCGGGATGCTAACAACCGAAACTTCGTAGGGACTCCACTCAGTGGCTACGAAGTTTTCGCCACGCTCCTCCATCTTGTTGATCGCGTAGCCGAAGCTGACACCCCGAAGGACGCCATCCTTGACATCAGCCATCACCTCTTTGGCGAAGCTATTGCGAGAGAAGCGGACCTTCACATAGCCGCGCTTCTTTTTGCCGTCGATCCATGCCCGCTCAACTACACCCACAACCTTGTCAGGGTTGTGGTTGAAGAGCAGCGGAGCGCCGTCATTAAGACGTGCCAGATCAGCGGACTGCCCCTCATGGCTCAGCACTTCGTTGCCGAAGTACCGCGCCACAGGGTACTCAGAGCTGAAGGGGAACTCAAAGCTCCGATCCTCCAGCTCCGAGAACGTGGTGACCTCAGTCCTGGTGTAGTTGCCTTCCAGGCTGCGCTCCTCGACGGCCTCTTGCTCTGGCGTCTCAGCCTCAGGATCGACGCCAGACAGCGTCTCCACCACGTCTTCGACCACTTCGTTCATGTGCTCGGCCACGACTTCGCTAACGGCCTCGCCGACAGCCGCGATCTGCTCTTCGGTCAGATCAAGCATCGCTCGGGTGTCATCCATCAGTTAAGCGGACCATCAGGGTGCGCAGATTCAGGTACATCCACATTACTCATCTTCTTCCGACGCGAATTCCTGGTGCGACGGGGAGCCTCGGGAGGCGGGGTAGGCTCCCCGTCGCTTGCCGGCTGCTGCTGCACGTCAGCCGGCTGCCCTGCGGCAATATCCGCATCAAGCGTCACGCCAAGCTCGCTGGCCATCTTCTTCTCCCGCGCCAGCTGCTGCAGGTTCTCATCCAGATCGCCACCCAGCTCGGCCACGATCTGGGCCTTGGTCTTGTACCCGGCCGCCTCCATCTCGCGGTAAGCCTTGACCTCCTTCAGCGGATCCACCCAGCTCCAGCCGCGTGCCATCCAACGCGGGCTGTCATACCGCTCAGGACGCAGCTCGTAGTCAGGCAGCGCCAGCTCGCCGCTCAGCACCGCCACATCCAGCCACTCGCGGAACACTCGCATGTGGAAATTCTCGATCAGATAGGCCTGGATCACCTTCCAGTGATCGCGATCCTCGAGCAGCGATAGCCGGCTGCTTGAGTAGTTGGTCTCCGAGAAATCTCGCGACAAAGTCTCGTAGCTGCAGCCGAAGCCCGACGCGAACCGCCGCGTCTTCGCTCGCACGAAGTCCTCATACTGTCCGTCTGGCGACTTCAGATCCGGGACAACCACGTTCTGCCCGGCGTCCAGATACTTGAACACCCCAGGTTCGAACTCGGTGATGCGCTGGCCGTTCTCGACGTCGTCCGGCTCAAGCTCACCCTCGGGCGAAGTGATGAAGCCCATCAGCGACGCGGTCGACCGAGCCCGCACCACCGCAGCCTCTTCATAACCAGCCAGCTGGTGGGCATCGCCGATCACCGGCGCAAACCAGGGCACACCGCGGTGCTGGTTTGGGCGCTCCGGGATGAACAGGTGAACAACGTCCCGCGCAGGCAGGAACACATGCTTCACGCTTGTGCGATCTGGTGTCCCCTGGAACCAGTAGTCGCCCGGGTGGCGTGTCAGAAACGCGTACTGCACCGGCCGGCCGTAGGCATCGATTTCGACGCCCATGCGCCACTCGTTGCCCTTAGCGCTCACGGCGCCCTGGTACTCATCGTCGAGGAGGTCGCTCTCAATGATCTCCAGCGCCATCGGCACCTTGCTGCCGCCAAATGCCCGCCGGTGGATCCTGAAGATCACCTCGCCCGACTCAGGCAGGGCGCCGGCAGCCAGCCACTCGAACATGTGAAAGCTGCTCTTGCCCGCGACGTCGCAGAACTCCTTCCGGCACCACCGGTCCCACATGCCCTCGATCGCGCCGTTGATGCGATCGTCGCGCTTGTTCCCGCGCAGGCTCATCACCTGCGACTGCAGCTTGATGCCACTCCCGACCACGTTGATCTGCGTGGTGCGCTTTGCCTGCCGGGCGTACGGGTTGTCCCGCACCATCTGGCGAGCGCGGTCACGCAGCTTGCGCAGGCTGGTTTTGATCTCAGCGTCAGCGCTGGTGCCGTTCGCGATCCAGTCGCTGGTCAGTCGGTTGATCACCGCACCCGCATAGGTGCGACGCCGGCGACGAGGAGCCTGAGGCTCAGGCTTGGCGCCAAATCCGAGCGCCGTCAGTACACGAGTGCGGAGTCCCATC